ACGCCGCCCGCCCCGTTCCCGGTTGCCACACGTGGCATGGGGAGGTGGAATGCATGAGCGAGGCCGCTGCGAAGACGGCTTGCGACGAACTGAACCGAGCCAGTGAGCGCGCCCAGCGTGAACTGACCACGCTCAACCAACAACTGGGCAGAAGGTGAAAGGAAGAATGATGACGATCGAGTACGACGAAGTGCCGCAAGACGGCGAGGGTGCGAAGGCCGCATTGGTCAAGATCGCCGCCATGGTGGACCAGCAGCGCAAGGCTGAGCAAGCGCTGGCGGAGGCGGAAGCCGCTGCCAAGCTCGCCAAGGCCCGGCTGTTCAAGATCGAGTCCGAAGACCTCCCCGAGTTGATCCGCGAATCCGGCCTGTCGCAAGTGACGTTGGAAGACGGAACGAGCGTGAAGGTGGTGGACGAGATTGCTTGCGGCATCAGCACGGAGCGCAAGCCCGAAGCCTACGACTGGCTGCGCTCGCATGGCGCTGGCGGGTTGATCAAGGTCTTGGTGGGCGTCTCCTTTGGCAAGGGTGAGGAGCAAAAAGCTGCGAAGCTCCTCAGCAAGCTGATCACCACCTATGGTGCTGATCAGGCCTTCGACAAGGAGGACGTTCACTACCAGACGCTCAAGAGCTACCTGAAGGAGCGCATCGCCGCCGCTGCCGAGTACGAAGGTCCGAAGGAGAAAGCCCCGATTGTCCCGCCGTTCGATCTGTTCGGCGTGCAGCCTTTCGCAATGGCCAAGATCACCGCCCCGAAGGTGAAGAAGGGTAAGGTGTCTTGATGGTTCGCAAGTCGAAACATGATGTTGAAATTGGCGTTGTTGTGAAGCGAACGACCGACAGTGCCATTCTCGTCAACCACGGAGTGCCGGAAGAAGTCTGGTTGCCGAAGTCGCAGATCAGCGACTGGTGCGACGGCCCTGACGTTGAGCCTGGCATGGGAACAACCTCCATCTTCATCCCTGAGTGGCTTGCCACCGAGAAGGGGATGGTGTGAACATTCCTGACGAACACCGCATTGCGAAGGTGATGCAGGAAACCAGCATGGATCGAGTCCAAGCCATCCGCCACATCCAGCAGCGCGACTGGCTGAAGACACTTCCCAACCGACTGGGCTGAAAGAACCCCGAAGCTGGCCCGGGTCTAGGCCAGCAATCAACTGTGAACTAAGGAGCCATCATGGCAACCACCAAGAACCAAGTGAAGAAGACCGAAACTGCGAAGCCCTCGGGCGCACTCGCGCAGCGCGATGAGCACGCCCTGGCCACGACGCCTGAGATGCAGGCGATGATGGAGGCGGACTCGGGTGCAGGCATGGAGAACGTGGACAGCGATTCAATCGCCATCCCCTTCCTCACCGCGCTGCAGAAGATGAGCCCCCAGTGCGACCCGGACAGCCCCGAGTACGACCCGGACGCGAAGCCGGGCATGCTGTTCAACACCGTGACCCGCGAAACCTTCAGCGGCGAGGATGGGCTGTTGATCATCCCGTGCAGCTACCGCCGCACCTTCATCAAGTGGGGCGCACGCAAGATGGGCGGCGGATTCAAGGGCTCCTACGATCCCGTGGCCGCCGTCAACATGCGCGAGAAGGGTGATGTGGTGGACTTGGACGGGCGGCTGTACTTCCCGGACGAGAACGGCAACGTGAACCCCGAGCGCTCGGACAAGCTGAGCGACACTCGTGAGCACTTCGTGATCATCATGAACCCGCTCACCGGCTCGCTGCAGCAAGCGGTCATGTCCCTGAAGTCCACCCAAATCAAGAAGTCCAAGCAACTGATGGCCCAGCTGTCAGGCCTGCAGTGGGCTCGGGCGGACGGCACGAAGTTCAACCCGGCGACCTTCGCTGTGTTGATCAAGGTCACCACCGTCCCCGAGAAGAACGACGAAGGCACCTGGAGCGGTTACCGCTTCGACCTCGCCGGGCGCGTGTCTGACCCCCAGGCCTACGCGACCGCCAAAGCCTTCCACGCCCTCGTGTCCAGCGGGCATGCTGTCGTGGACCACGCGAAGGACGCCGACACCATCGACAGCGCCGCAGACGACGAGCAGCGCCCCCGTGGCCGCTCGGGCAACAGCAGCGGCAAGTTCTGACCTTCCAGGCGCGAGCCCTTCACCCTGGGGCTTCGGCCCCTTTTCTTTCAACTGGAGAACGCAAGTGCACAACATTCAATCACCGCGCACCGAGGTGAAGCGCATCGCTCGCTGCGAAGGCGCTGGACACGACTATCGAGCAGATGGCGCGGGACAACATCGCCAAGCTCCAACTCCGCTTCCCCGACAAGTTCAGCAATGAAGCCGACAAGGCGGGCCAGACGGTGGAGCAGGAGCGAACACTTTTCAATCCACAAGAGGCCCGCGACTCACACGGTTGAAGTCGCCGCGATAATTGGACAGGGCTTCGGCCCTGTCTTCACTTGGAGAAAGACAATATGACGAATTTGGATTGGGCGTTGGCCTATGCAGCGGCGGGCTTCGCTGTTGTGCCGGTTTGGTATCCAGCAGAGGACGGCGCGACTTGCGCTTGCGACAAGGGGGAGGCTTGCGACCGACCGGCCAAGCACCCGATCCCCAAGCAAGGCGTCAAGCAAGCCACCACCGATCCCTCGCGCATTCGGGCGTTGTGGACTGAGCACCCTGACGCCAACGTCGCAATCGCCACAGGCAGCGTGTCGAAGTGCATCGTGATCGACGTTGACGTGGGTGACGGGAAGGAGGGCGACATCGCAATCACGCAAGCGTGCGCGGAGCACGGCGGAGTGCCGCAGACGTTGAAGGCCCGCAGCGGTTCAGGTGGCATGCACTATGTGTACCGCTTCCGCGAGAACCCGTACACGCGCAAGATCGGCTTCTTGAAGCACGTGGACTACCTGAGCGACGGCGGGTACGTGATCGTTCAGCCGTCCTCCAACCTGAAGGGGGCGTACGCCTTCGATCCAGAGTTTGGCATTAAGGAACCCAGAGACATCAAGAAGCTGCGCCAGAACATGGCAGAACTCCCCGAGTGGTTCGACAAGCTGGAGGGCAGCGGGCGCAGCGGGCGCAAGAGTTCCAAGCGCAAGCCCGCTGCCAATGCGCAGCGGCCCTCCACCGTGGCCGCGATGGAGTTCAATAGGGAAGACCCCCGTTGGATCACCGAGGTTCGACGGGCGCTGACGTTCTGTGACCCGGACAGCCGCGACTTGTGGGTGTTGTTCGGCATCATCTTGGGCCGCACATTCGAGCGCTCGGATGACGGGTGGGCGATCTACGATGAGTGGTGCGCCCGCTCAGCGAAGTACTCCGAGAAGGGAACCCAGGAGGGGATGCGGAGCTACTACTACACCGAGTCCCTGAACGACCCCCAAGGCGGCACGCCCGCAGGCATCGGAACCATTTTCCACCACGCGAGCGAGGGCGGATGGACAATGCCCCTGTCGGGTCTAGACAATCGGCCCACGATTGTCTATAGAGCCGGCAGGGCAACGGAAACCACGAATGTCATCATGCGCCTTCTTGAAGCGGAGCGCGAGACTGAAGGTGACATCACCCGAATCTTCGCCTTTGGCTCGGGGCTCGGGGCGGTGATCGAGACACACGACAACGGCACGCTGTACACCGAGGACGGGCGACCCCCGAGCGGGTGGGTGCTGAAGGTGCAGCCGTACAACTCGATGCACCTGGGCTCCCGGATCACGCACAGCGCCACCATTGTCAAGATCAGCGCCAGCGGAGCGGCGCAACAGGTGGAGTGCCCGAGCGAGGTGAGCGATTACATCCTCAACTGGATGGGCAAGCGCTTCCCGCGTCTCAACGGCATCGTGCAGTGGCCCATGGTGGTGGACTCGAACATGGTGGGCGTGGACAGCGACTACGATGCGAGGACGGGGCTGTTGTTCGCGCTGCCGCAGGGGATGGACTTGAGCGACTTGAAGGGAACGAAGGACGAGGCGGAGGCCGCATGGGTGTGGATCAAGAAAACGCTGCTGGCCGACTTCCCGTTCGGGGGCAAGGAGGACGAGGCAAGCGCCTTGGCGCTGTTCCTCACCTTCATGCAGCGCCGCGCCCTGGACATCGCCCCGGCCTTCCTCGTGACCGCCCCGCTGCAAGGAACCGGAAAGACCGCCCTCGCCAAGTTCGCTTCCCGCATCGTTCATGGGCGCTCGCTCGGGGCCAGCAAGTTGTCGCTCGCGGAGGAGGAGCAGCGCAAGGCGATCACCGCAGCGCTCATGACCAATCCGCCCGCGCTGCTGTTCGACAACTTGACAGCCGGGTCGATGTTCGACAGCGAGGCCATCGCCATCGCCATGACCTCCAGCGAGTGGGAAGACCGGGTGCTGGGCAAGACCGAGCGGTTGACGCTCCCCAACCGTGCTGTGTGGTGTTTCACCGGCAACAATGTCTCCCTCGTGGCCGACCTGCGTCGCCGCTTCGTGTCGATCCGCATGGTGCCGCAAGAGCGGATGCACTACGCCAAGCACTTCTCCCGCAATCTCGAAACCTGGGCCATCGAACACCGCGAGGAGGCGCTGAGGGCGCTGGCTGCTGTCGCCCTGTGGGGAGCCCGAGAAAACCCAACCCTGCCCACAGAAAGTGGGTTCCCGGCCTGGGATCGGGCTGTGCGGGGGCCGGTGTTCGGGATTACGGGGATCGACCCCTACCGCGCCGCGTCGAAAGAGGCGGACGAGGAAGACCCGATGGAGGAGGCGATTGGGGCGATCATGATGGCTTGGGCTGTGTTGGTTGGGGGCGATGCTGCGCCAGTTCGGGACTTCACGGAAGCGGTGGAGGACGCCACCAAGAGTTCCGACAGCGCCAAGAAGAAGCTCGCGCAAGAGGTTTCCCGTGCCATCTCAACACTGCGAGTGAAGGAGGTTCGCAACCTTTCGAGCGCCGATTACGGGTACGCGATCAAGTCGCTGATGGATCGGATTACTTGGGTTTGTGGGGTCGAATCGAGCTTTAAGCGTGGGCCGATGCGAGCCGGGACAGCGACTTGGAAACTTTTGCTGGCTGATGAGATCGCGGAGAAAGCAGCTGGGGCATTCTGAAACAGGGGGACTTGGTGGACTTTCGTTGCAGCGGTTTTGAAGTCCCCCTTGCTTAAGTCGTTGCAGCGATTGAATAAAAGTGGGCTAGGGGGAGTTAGTGGGCTTTTTCATTCCTATACGCGAGTGCACCATATTATTGCGCGCTATAGAGAGTGGTAGTCAAAGTGTCCCAAGTCCCCTAAGTCCCCCTCGGGATGCTTTTTGGGCCAAAACAGGGCCGCTGCTGGTCCAGGTGGATGTGTCGAAGGCTCGATGAACTGAAACGCTGTTGAGGCCCGCATAATCGCGGTCATGTCAGCCAAACGCCAATCAACCCATTCGCGCAAGATCACGTTGCAAACGCAACTTGCGACGTTCTTGACGCACCTGTCGAAGACCGCTCACGTCACATCCTCCGCTGCCGCTGCTGGTCTGGATCGTGCTTGGATTTACGGATACAAGAAGCAAGATGCGGACTTCAGCGCTGCTTGGGATGAGGCCATTGAGCTTGGCAACGAGTTCCTGGAGGACACCGCGATCAAGCGCGCCACCGAAGGCGTTGAACGCGACATCTACTACCAGGGCGAGGTTGTCGGCCAGGAGTCGGTGTTCAGCGACACGCTGCTGATGTTCATGCTCAAGGCCCGTCGCCCTGAGCGCTTCAAGGAGCGCACCGCTTCCGACATCAACGCCAAGGTCACCGGCACCGTTGTGGTGCAGACCGCTGGCCCCTCGGACGAAGCCCTATGAGCTTCAGCTTCACCTCCAAGCAACTGGAAGCCCAGGCGTACTTGGCGGGTGAGGCGACGCACTGCATGTTGTTCGGCGGTGGCCGCTCGGGCAAGACCTTCATCAGCGTGCGTTCCATCGTGATGCGAGCCCTGAAGGCCCCGAAGTCTCGCCACCTAATCTTGCGCTTCCGCTTCAACCACGTGAAGTCCTCGGTGATCCTGGACACGTTCCCGAAAGTGATGGCGCTGTGTTTCCCCGAGGTGCAGTACGACCTCAGCCGCACCGACTGGTACGTGACGCTGCCCAACGGTGCTGAAGTCTGGTTCGGTGGGCTGGACGACAAGGAGCGGATGGAAAAGATTTTGGGCAATGAGTACGTCACCATATACCTCAACGAGTGCTCCCAGATCAGCTGGGCGGGCGTGCAGATGGTGATCACACGGTTGGCGCAGTTGGTGATGCAGACTGTCATCGACGGCCACACCAAGCAGCCCCGCTCCAAGCCGATGAAGCTTCGGATGTACTATGACTGCAACCCGCCCTCCAAGGCCCACTGGACGTTCCGCCTGTTCAAGCAGAAGTGCGACCCCGAGACACGCGAGCCGCTGCGCTTCCCCGACAACTACGTGTCCTTCCAGATGAACCCGAAGGACAACGCCGCCAACCTCAGCCCCGAGTACCTGGACACGCTGGCCGGGCTCAGCGCCCGCATGCGCCGTCGGTTCGAGCTGGGCGAGTTCGCGGATGCCACGCCCAATGCGCTGTTCAATGAAGCGGACATCGACAAGTGGCGCGTGATGGACGGCAATGTGCCCGACATGGTGCGACTCGTGGTGGCCGTCGATCCCTCTGGCTCGGGCGACGAGGACAACGCCGACAACGATGAGATCGGAATTGCGGTGGCCGGCATCGGCACTGACGGCATCGGCTACATCCTGGAGGACTGCACTGTGAAGGCAGGCCCGGCGACCTGGGGCGCGGTGGCTGTCGAAGCGTGGAAGCGGCACAGCGGCGACTGCGTGGTGGGTGAAACCAACTTCGGCGGTGACATGGTGCGCCAGACAATCCAAGTGGCCGCTGCAAAGCTCGCCTGCCGTGTCACCTTCAAGAAGGTCGCCGCCAGCCGTGGCAAGACCCAGCGTGCCGAGCCCTTCAGTGCGTTGTACGAGCAAGGCAAGGTGCGCCATGTTGGCATCTTCCCGAAGATGGAAGATGAGATGTGCGCCTTCAGCACCAACGCCTACATCGGCCCCGGCTCCCCCAACCGCGCTGACGCAGCATTTTGGGCGTTGGCGGAATTGTTCCCTGCCATCGTGGCAGGCCCCAAGACCGAGAAGAAGGAGCGTGAACGCGCTCCACGAGGAGCAGGCGCATGGATGGGATGAAGACGGGCGACCGCAAGCTGGGAGCGGCTGTGTGCCGAATTCGTCAATGCACTGCGCTCCCTGAGCGGATGCGGGCGGGCTCGCGTGAGCTCACATCGCTGCTGGTCCAGGCCAATAAGCGTGGCCAAGGATATGGCACCTCGCTGGTGCACAAGGTCTGCCGTGAGGCGGATGCAGCGGGCATTGTGCTGATCGTCTTCCCCGAGCCCTACGATGGGAGCGAGTGGACGAAGGAGCAGTTGGTGGCGTGGTATGAAGTAAACTTCGGATTTGCGGCGATCCAACAACAACCCGCCGTGCTCCTCGCCCGCATGCCTGGTGCGACCCCTCGCATGCTGTCGCTCAACCCCGTGGCCGAAGGCCTGTTCATCAACAAGGTGCAAGCACAATGAACGGCATCGAAACCAACGACAAGCTGGCCCCTGGAACGGACGACACCGCGCTGCTGGCGGAGGTGAAGGAGCGCTTCGAGCTTTCCTCCACAATCAACTCAGACAACCACCGCGAGGGGCTGGATGATCTCAAGTTCCTGAGCGGAGACCACTGGCCCGAGAAGGTGAAGCGTGAGCGCGAATTGGACGGGCGACCCTGCCTGACCGTCAACAAGCTACCGACCTTCTTGCACCAGGTCACCAACGATCAGCGCCAGAACGTCCCCGGCATCAAGGTGTCCCCTGTGGACGACAACGCGGACGAGGAGACTGCGGAGGTTGTCCAAGGCCTGATCCGCCACATCGAGTATTCGAGCAACGCGGATGTGGCCTACGACACCGCTGTGAACAGCGCTGCGACCATCGGGTTTGGGTACTTCCGCCTGGTGACGGACTACTGCAACCCCATGTCCTTTGATCAGGACATCCGCTTCAAGCGCATCCGCAACCCGTTCACCGTCTACTTCGACCCGGCCAGCGAGGAGCCGGACGGGAGCGATGCAACGTTTGCCCTGGTGACGAGCAAGCTGCCGCGTTACGAGTTCAAGCGCCAGTGGCCCAACGCGCTGGCTGCCAACTCGGAAGGCTTCGCATCGCAAGCAGGCGATGGCACCGACAAGAACTGGCTGTTCACCGACTATGTGCGCGTGGCCGAGTACTACCGAATCGAGCACGAGCCGGACACGCTGGTGCTGTTGCCGGACAACACGACTGAATGGAAGTCGGTGTTGGAGAAGGCGGGCGTGGCGATCCCCGAGGGGACGAAGGCCCGTGAGAGTGCCCGGCGCAAGGTGATGTTCTACAAGGTCACCGCGCTCGATGTGCTGGAGCGCACCGAGATCATGTGCAACTGGATTCCAGTGTTCCCGGTCTACGGTGACGAGTTGGATGTGGACGGCAAGGTAATCCGCAGCGGGTTGATCCGCAACGCGAAAGACCCTGCGCGGATGTACAACTTCTGGATGACGAGCGCGACCGAGGAAGTTGCGCTGCGTCCCAAGACCCCGTACATCGGTGCTGAAGGACAGTTTGAGGGCTACGAGGATGATTGGAACCAAGCCAACACCCGCAGCTTCGCGTACCTGGAGTACCGGCCTGTCTCGCTGGACGGCATCCTGGCACCGCCCCCGCAGCGCCAGCCCATGGCCGACATCCCCAGTGGAATGCTGCAGATGGCCATGCATGCCAACGACAACATCAAGGCTACGACAGGCCTGTTCGACAGCAGCCTGGGTGCACTCGGCAATGCCCGCTCGGGCATTCAGGAGCGTCAGCAGCAGCGCCAAGGCGATGTGGCCAACTTCCACTTCTCCGACAACCTCGCCCGCACCGTTCGCCACGCAGGCCGCTGCCTTGTGAGCATGATCCCGCACTACTACGATGCCACCCGCATTGTGCGCATCATGGGCGAAGATGGGAAGATCAAGCACACCAAGATCAACTCCCCGATCCCGCCCGAGGAACAAGAGGTTGACGAGCAAGGTCAGGCCATCAAGACCATCTTGAATGACCTGACTGTGGGCGAATACGACATCACCGTGAAGGCAGGCCCGAGCTACGACACCTTGCGCCAAGAAGCGCTGGACTCGATGGTGGAGGTGGCTGGCAAGTGGCCCAAGCTCATGGACGTTGCTGGCGACAAGGTCATCAAGGTCATGGACTGGCCCGGCGCGGAGGAGATTGCCGAGCGCGTGGCCCGTTCGATCCCGCCCGAGATTCGGGGCGACGAGGAAGGCAAGCAATCCGAGACGGTGGACACGCCCAAGGGGCCGATCCCGCTGGATCAGGTGGGGCCGATGCTCGCGCAGATGGATCAACAGATGCAGCAAATGGGGCAAGCCTTGCAAGAGGCCCAAAGCGGCATCGAGAAGGCCAAGATCGACGCCGCTTCACGTGAGCGCGTTGCTGAAATCAATGCCGTCAGCAAGTCTGACGTTGCCGAGTTGACTGGGCTGGTGCAGCTGCTCATCGCCAAGATGCAACCGCCCCCGCAACTCGTTGCAGAAGCCTTTACCGAGGGCGACGGCGCACAGCCTTCGACCTCGGGCGAACCTCGCTCCATGCCTGACCCGGGTGTGGACTCAGCGCAACAGGGTGAAGCCACACCATCGGGCGAAAACGATGGGCAGGAGATCGTTCAATGAACGCCGCAGAAGGAACCACAAGCACCGAGCAACCAACTGGCAACCCGGGTGAAGCCCCGGCAGCGCCCGCCCCAGCCCCAGCAGCCCCAGCTCCTGGCCCCGCTGAAGGGAGCGCTGAACAGACCGCCGCGCAGCAAGCTCAAGATCGTGACGAGCAGGGGCGCTTCCGCAACCCTGTGCAGCCGCGCATTGATGAGTTGACGCGAAAGGCACGTGAAGCAGAGCGTGAAGCTGCCTACTGGCGGGAACGCGCCACAGCAACTCAGGCACCGGCACCCGCCGCACCCAAGAAGCCCGAGCCCGCTGACTTCGCTGACTATGGCGAGTATGTGGAAGCCCTTGCCGAGTTCAAGGCTGACGAGAAAGTCAGCAAAGCCCTGGATGCACGCGAAGCGAAGCAAGCTCAACAACAGCAAGCCACACAACGCGCCACCACCTGGGAGCAGCGCCAGACGCAGACCCGCAGCGCGATCCAAGACTATGATGCCGTTCTGGCGAACAGCGATGTTCCCATTGCGCAGCATGTCGGAGAAGCGCTGCTGGAAAGTGAGAATGGCCCTGCGCTGGCCTACCACCTCGCCAAGAACCCGGCTGTTGCCGACAAGCTCAATGCAATGAGCCCGATGAACGCTGCCCGAGA